CAGCGCCTTGACCTTGGGCTTGCCGCCTTTGTCGAAGGCGTCGCCGGGCAGGGCGTTGATGGCATTGGTCAAGGCCACGCGCAGCGCATCGTCGAGGACGGGCGGCGGCGCGGTGTCAGCCCCGCCGTCGGCCTCCTCGATTGCGCCCAAGGCCAGAAGGCGCGCGATCTGCGCCGCGCTGCCGATCTCTTGCGCGGGGTAGGTCGATCCCGCCTCCAGCCGCGAGGCTGCGATGACGGTGCGTTTGATGCGGTAGCTCATGCTGCGTCCTCAATCAGATAGCCGGTGGCGGGGGCCGCGATGACTTCGCGGAGCTGCTCGCCCACGCGCAGGGTGGTGGCGCCTTTGAGGCCGACCTTGGGATCGAAGAAACGCCCCGAGACGCGGCCGTCGAATTGCGCGGTCCAGCCCCATGCGGGGGCGGTGCCATCGGGACCGGCCTGTGTGTTGCGGTGAAGGAGGGCGATATTGCCGCCCCAGACCTTCTCGAAGGCGGCCGTCTGACCTTTGCGGGCCGAGTTGATGTAGCTGTCGCCCACGAGGATTTCTGACAGCTCGAAGAGCTCGGCCACCGCCTCGCGGCTGGCGCGGCCTTTGTCGCCCGAAGTCCGGTTGATCGCCTTGAGGATATCGGGATGAGTCGAGAGCGCCGTCCAGGCCTTGCGCCCCATCGCGGCCACATTGGGGCGCATGATGAACGTGGCATCAAGAGCGGCAGAGATCACGCCGATAGGGTCAGAGGTGGGATCGGTGAACTGGCCCGCGCCCGACAGCACCACCCGCTTGTCGGCGTCATAATTGGCCGCGTCCTGCACCATGGCGGCCACGCGCTTTTCGCGGTCGAGCTGGATCAGATGGGTGAGGCCTTCGACGGCACGCGCCTCGGGATCGAAGGCCGAGTTGCCAGCGGCGCGGAGTGCCCGGGCGGCGTCGATGTCGCGCTGCGGCACCACGTCGTCGAGACCGTAGTCCTTGACCGAGGAGGTGCGTTCTTCGCCGGTGAACTCGACCTGTTGGACCAGACCTTTGCGGCCCACTTCCGTGTCGGGCACGGTGAACATCTGTTCGGGCGGATAATAGGTCCATTTGAAATCCATCCCCATGACCGGCACGCGGGGCATGACCTGGTCGGCAATGAAGAAGATATCGGGGTTGCGGTAGTTGACGGCGATGGCGGTCAGGACCGGATCGACGACAAAGGGGGTGGGGGTGCTCATGGATCAGCGCTCCTAAAGATCAGGTGACAGAGTGACGGGCGATGGCCACGTCGATGATGTCGCCAGCCACGCCCGCCTGCAGCGCGTAGCCGATGGCGATGTTTCCGGCCCCGGCCGCACCGGCCACGGCCCCGCCCGACCCGCCGCGCACCGGCGCACCGGCGGTAACGGTTCCGGCAAGCACGGCCTCGGCCGAGCCGGACATGATCACGTCGACCATGTCGCCCATCGCCGCGTCGAGCTGGTCGGTGATGCCGACGGCAGGATCAGCGGCAACCGTCGCCGCGACAACGCCGCCCGAGCTGCCGAATTTCACGACGGTGCGGCCCGGGATGGCCGCCTCGGCGCGGTAGGATTTGATGAACATTCCGGGGTTAGCCATTGTCGCTCTCCATGGTTTCCTCGATCTGGCGCGCAGCCTCGGCAAAGCTCAGCGTGCGGCCGTCGGCCTCTGCGTCTTTGATCAGACGCTTGGCGGCGGCGGTGATGTCGTCCGGCCCTTTGACCTGCGGCGGGGTGACACCGCCCGCCCGCTCGCTGAAGTCGATCAGCGGCTTGGTCTGCTTTGCGAGCAGCTCGCGGAACCACGCACGCGGGCTGGCGCTCTTGCCTTCGGCAAAGGCCACCTCGTCTTGGGCGTCGAGGCTTTCCATGAACGCGGCCATCTCGTCCTTGAGGCCCGGCGCGATGCGCCCGTCCTTGACGAGGGTCTCGACCAGGGCGGCGTCCTCGGCGCGGCGCGTCTTGCTTTGGGCCTCGGCGAAGGCGGCTTCCTTCGCCTCAAGCGCGGCCGCGCGCGCATCGAGCGCGGCTTGGCGGTCTTCGGGGGATTGTGTGTCCTTGCCGGACATATCGGTCTCTCCTTCTTGGGTTTCTGCCAGTTCAACCAGCGCGGTCAGATCATCGGCCATCACAAAGCCCAGAACCTTGGCAAAGCCGCGCAGCCGCTCTTCGGGCGGCGCGGCAATTTCGCCGCGCAGGATTTGCAGGACGGTGCCGCGTTCAATCCCGGCCTCCTCGGCCATGCGGTCGATCAGCGCCGAACGCGCAGCGGCGTCCTTGGCTCGCTCGTCCAGCCGGGCATTAAGGCGGCGCGAAAGGTCGGTCTGGGCGAATTGCGCGTCGGGCCGCGTGTCGCTCTCAACGGCGTGGCGCAGCGCGTTCTGGCCTGCGGGCGTGCGCGCCCAGGACAGGACCGCAGTAATCGCGCCTTTCAGGGCGTCGCCGAAATTGGCCGTGGGTGCCGCTGCATCCGCCTCTGAGAAAGCAATCTCGAGGGTCACGGCCTCGGCGTCCTCGGCGAACTCAGCCGCCTTGAGGCCTTTCACGGCGGGGGGCTGCGCACCCAGAAACCCCACATGCTTGAGGTAATAGGTGCCCGGTGCCGGGTTTGCCGCCGACTTGGGGGGATAGAACGAAGCGCTGATCCGCTTGAAGCGGCCCGCGCGCACCATCTCGGCGAAGGCAGGCTCCACCTGGTCGGGCTCGGCAAAGAGCTCCGCCCCTTCGGCGCGCAGAGATTTGACCCAGCCATAAGCCGGGGCATCGGTGCGAGGATGGCCCACGACAATGGGGGCCTCATGCAGGGCGGGATCATAGGCGGTGGCAATGCCCTCGACCTCGGCTTCGGAAAACTCGAAGCTCTGCCCGGATTGGGCGGTGTGGCGGCCAGCGCGGAAGATGTGAAGCGGTTTTGTCATGACCCGACATTAAGCCGGGGCGACGGGCCAGATCAGATGAAGGGCTTCAGGGGAAAGGGTGGCGTGCTGCGCGCGCCACCTTGGGTCAGACTAGCGCCCTCTGAGGGCAGGCGGCAAGCCCGGAATGCAAACGGCCCCAGAACGGCCCGCTGAGTGTGCTCTCACCTCTGACGGGGGTTGGGTCGCAAAATCCCCGAGGGGGGTATTAAATGGGTATTTAATGAGGCGCTGAGAGGCCATTGCGTCTGGTGGGGTCGATTGCAGGTGCGCCTGCGGGATCAAATAGCCCCAAATCGCCTCAGGAGGAGGGATCGTCGAGGAAGGCGCGCAGGATTGCACGGCGCTCTTCGGGAGTTCTCTTCGGCCGGTCGAAAATCGCAAACTGTTCCCGGCGCACGGCGACCAGCTCCGCCTTGTCCGGATCGTCATCGGGCAATTCCTCGGCCTCGCGCAGGGCGGCTTCATAGGCCTCGCGGCTCCATTCGTCAGGCGGCTCAATCAGAAGTGTTCTCATCACGGATCTCCGTTCATGGCCCTGACAAGGGCGGCGGCGACACCCCGAGCGGTCTCTTCTATGCGCCCCCGGACCGCCTGTGACTGCGCGCCGAGGCTTTCCTGATATAAGATCAGGCCCTGAGACTGCAAGACGTCGAGGACCGCGAGGCGCACCGCATGGTCGCGCTCTGTGTTGGTCAACGCCGGGGCAATCTCGTCAATGATCTCAGCCGCGACCTCCGACAACTCCCAGATATTTCCCCGAGAGGGCCGCAGCAATTGTGCCCGGTAGAGCGAGCCGTCGTGACCAACGGCAACGATTGATCGAACTTGGCGCTGGAACATGACCGCCATATCATCCGGGCTGAGCGGCGCGGAACTGGGGTGATTGTGCACGAGGCCGACGCCCTCACCGCTCTCCAGCCGTCCGATTATGGAGGAGGTCAGTCTGACGCGCTTAGGCTTGCCCACGTTCCAGTCGATTTCCTCGCCGGTCCGCAGGTCGAACGCGCCAAGGTGCTCGCGCCCGTCGCCAAGGCCCATGAGCCGGGCGCGCATGGCAAAGCCCAGCTCGGTCGCCGCCGCCGGGG